CATATCTATTTGGACCAGCACAGACACAAAAAGTTGTTAAAACTGTACAAACAGATTTACACACCAATACAACTGGTACTGAAAGTAGAGAAGTTAGAATTGAAATTACACCAAATCCAACAACGGCTGACGCTGATGATGACTTTGGTTTTACTACAACCATCACAGATTTTAGCGATGGTAAAAATTATAATCCAACAACAGATCAGGACGAATAAATATATAAATAATAGAGAGAACAACAATTATGGCCATAAACAGAATTAAAACAGGTGGTATTACAGACGGCACTATTCAAAGTGGCGATTTAGCACCAGGTACAGTTGCTAGCGACAGAATTGCTCCAGGAACTATCGCTAATGATAGACTAGCAAATAATACAATTACAATTAACGGAACATCAATTGCTCTAGGAGCAAGTGGTGATATTGTTGCTGGTACAGACTGGCAGGCCGTAACGGTGGCCGATGGTTCTACGACTGTAAACACAGTTGCTGGCGGTGGTTATCTATTAGATACAAACGCTGGTGTTATAGAAGCATTTTTACCAACATCACCTAGTAGAGGTGATACTGTAGTTATTGCCGATTATTCAGGAACTTTTGCCACAAATAGAGTTATAGTAAACACAGGCGGTGCTAATATTGATAGTTCAGCTACTGGTGATATTCAATTAACCACTAATAATTCTATTGTGGAATTTATTTACATTGATTCATCAAAAGGTTGGTTAGTCAAAACTAATCAAGCGGCTGGCACTACACCAGGTTCAGCATTAACAGGATACAGTTCATCTTACGATATTACACCTCCTTTTATTCAAGCAACAGGTGGTACAATTACAACAGACGGTGATTATAAAATTCATAGTTTCACTGGAGATGGTTGTTTTGTAGTTACACAAGCAGGCTTAGGAACGGCTTGTCAACCAAGTATTGTAGATTATGTTGTAGTCGCTGGAGGTGGAGGTGGTTCTCACAGTTATGGTGGTGGTGGCGGCGCAGGTGGTTTTAGAGAAGCTAAGGCAGCTGCTAGTCCTACTCATACAGCTCCTAGTCATACAGCTTCACCATTAGCTGCTTCAACAGGAATTACAGTTACAGCTTCAACATATCCAATTACAGTCGGTGCTGGTGGTACTCAAGGTTTTGGTTGTGCGGGTACTGCTTCTAACGGTTCAAATTCAGTATTTTCAACTATCACATCAACAGGTGGTGGTGCTGGTGGTAATTCGGGTTCACCAGTTGAAGGATCAGGTGATCCTGGTGGATCAGGTGGTGGCGGTGGTGCTTATTCACCTGTACCTTATAGTCACACTCCAGCTTCACTAAATCCTGGAGGTAATGGTAATACTCCTCCAGTAAGTCCTTCTCAAGGAAATAATGGAGGTGCCGGTTTAAAAGCGCCTAATGGAGTTTCATCTGGTGGTGGTGGTGGTGCTGGCGCAACTGGACAAAATGCTGCTGGTCCCTATCCAGATGCTTCTACTTATGCTGGTGATGGCGGCGCTGGTGTTGGAACACTTATTAATCCTGCTACAGGAGAATCAGGACCTAGTTGTTTACAATATTATTCTGGTGGTGGTGGAGGAACAACCGAAGGATCTACACCTGCTAGAGGTATAGGTGGTATCGGTGGTGGAGCAAGTGGTCGTACAAATTCTGATATTAGAGAAGAAGCTGACGCAAATACAGGTGGCGGAGGTGGTGGTGGTGTAAACAATCCTAGTCCAGCTAGTAGTGGCGGTAAAGGTATAGTTATTATAAGATACAAATTCCAGTAATTAAATTACACATATATATTATATTATATTTATTGAAGATAATGAGGCATTTTTGATTTAACAAATGAATGATATAAAATTTAATCCTACTATTATTGATAATTTTTTTGTTAATCCTGATGAAATTAGAAAGTTTGGATTAAGTCTACCTAAAAAAACAAGTGATAAAGGGGATTGGCCAGGTTATAGAAGTGAGCCTTTACATATAATAGATTATGACTTTAATAATACTTTAATTTTAAAAATATTATCAACTTATTTTGATTTCAGACACGTACAAGCAAATTGGGAAAAAAGTAATATTACTTTTCAAACTATAAAACCTTACGATAAAGATAAGAATAGTTTAAAAAATATAGGTTGGGTACACCAAGACAACCCAAATCAATTAGCTGGTTTGATTTATCTTACACCGAATGCTGAACCAAATTGTGGTACTTCAATATATAAATTAAAATCTAAAGAAAAAAAAAATTATTTACGATATGGCTTAAACACGGAAAAAAATACATTATTTAAATCAGGTAAAATTAAAAATAAAGATTATATAGAATCTATAAAATCTCATAATGATAAATTTGTTGAAACCATAAGAATTCAAAATCAATACAATAGATTATTGACTTATGATGGTAATTATTTTCACAAAACCAATTCATTTATTGCTGGTAAAAATGATAGACTAACTTTAGTGTTTTTTATTGAAAATATTAAAGTTGATAAATTTCCAGTTGAAAGAACTTTTGATGAACATAATTTTGATAATAGATTGACACGAAGAATCAAATCCTTAAACTTATAATAATACAGAAAAAATGATATCTATTATAAATAAAGATAAATTGAAACGAGGAATTTAAAATATGAATTTGAAAAATTACTATTACTATTTTCAATCAGCATTATCACCAAAACTATGTGATGAAATAATCGCATACGGTAAACAACATCAAGCCGAGATGGCCGTTACAGGTGGTTTTAGTAATAAAATGTCTAAAAAAGACATTAACAATATGCAGAAAAAAAGAAAATCTGATATTGTTTGGATGAATGACCGTTGGATATACAAAGAAATACACCCTTACATACATCAAGCAAATAGAGATGCCGGTTGGAACTTTGAATGGGACTGGTCAGAGTCTTGTCAATTTACCAAATATGGTGTTGGCCAATATTATGGCTGGCATTGTGATAGTTGGGAAGTGCCCTATCAAAGAGAAAAGTTAGAAGATGGTACCTATCCAATGGACCACGGAAAAATTAGAAAGTTATCAGTAACCATTTCATTAAACGACCCAAGTGAATATGTGGGTGGTAATTTAGAGTTTGATTTTAGAAATCAAGTAGATTGGGAAAGAAACAAAAAGAAAGCAATTAAGTCTTGTGAGGAAATACGACCTCGTGGCTCAATTATAGTCTTTCCTAGTTTTTGCTGGCATAGAGTGGCGCCAGTTACAAGTGGTACAAGATACTCTTTAGTAATTTGGAACCTAGGACGCCCTTTTAAATAATGGATATATAATAGTGAATTAAGGAGAATATAATGGCAGTTACAGCAAACAAAGACATAATGAGAACAGATTGGTACTTTAGTACCCCTGTGTATAGTATAGAGAAACCAGAATGGTTACCAAGTGCTATAAAAGCAACAGATAAGTTTATAGACGAAGCATATAAACGAGAACAACCAAAACTAAAAGAACGAAAAAAGTTTTTAGGTAATAAAGATTATCTAAAAGTAAAAGACCACGGAATGAGTTATCACTCAACACCTTTAAATGGGGATCCTGGATTAAAAGAATTAGAATCATATATTGGTGCCACATCTTGGAATCTATTAGATGAATGGGGTTATGATATGAGTAAATATACAATGTTCTTTACAGAATTTTGGGTACAAGAATTTGCTAAGGCTGGCGGAGGCCACCACGATACTCACGTACATTGGGATAATCATATATCAGGTTTTTATTTTTTAAAGTGTAGTGATAAAACATCATTTCCAGTTATGCACGATCCAAGACACGGTGCTATGATGACAAAACTACCTCAAAAAGATGGAAGTAAAATAAGTGTAATGTCAGATCAATTACACTATAGACCTAAACCAGGAACATTAATGTTCTTTCCTGCTTACGTACCACATCAATTTGCTGTTGATGATGGAGTTGAACCATTTAGATTTATTCACTTTAATTTACAAGCAGTAAGAAATATAATTGTTGACGCAGCCAAAGGAATGAAATAATGAAAGCACGATTTAAAAAAAATCATTTTTTAGTAATAAAAGAAGCAATTGATCCAAAGGTAGCAAACTTTGTTTATAATTATTTTTTAATGAAAAGACAAGTTGCACGAACAATGTTTGACACAAGATATATCTCACCATTTACAACTGAATGGGGAGTATGGAATGATGAACAAGTTCCAAACACTTATTCAAATTATGCTGATACGGCGATGGAAACATTATTACTTGCCGTTCAACCAAAAATGGAAAAAGCAACAGGTCTTAAATTAAATCCAACATATTCATATGCTCGTATCTACAAAAAGGGTGATGTACTAGAAAGACATAAAGATAGATTTAGTTGTGAAATATCCACTACAATGAATTTAGGTGGTGATGACTGGCCAATTTATTTAGAAAATAAAAAAAATGTTGGAATACCAGATGATAAAAAATACTTTGCTAAAACAAATAACAAAGGCACTAAAGTTGTTTTAAAACCAGGTGATATGTTAGTTTACAAAGGTATGATATTAGAACATTGGAGAGAAGTCTTTTTAGGTGAAGATTGTGCTCAAGTATTTTTACATTACAATGATGTAAATTCATCTGTAGGTAATTCTGAAGAAAATATTTTTGATGGCCGACCTCATTTAGGTTTACC